CACCAACGAAGTTCGTGATCTGCTGTGCAGTCGGTGTAATTTGGCGGCTGGAAATGTGGGCGATAGCTCTTCCCGCGCCGAGCAATTGACGGCATACTTGAAGAAATGGAAGTGTTGAGGTGGATATGGAACACACGATCTGGAACGCTGTACTTTCGGTAAGTGTCAGCGTTGTTGGGTTTGTCCTCAAGAGCGTCTTCGACGAGTTAAAGCGCCTTCAAGTGCTAATCAATAAGACACGCGAAGAAGTGGCTAAAGATTACGTAACCAAATCGCAATTAGACGCGGACATCAATCGCATCTTTGATCGCCTTGATCGTCTTGAAAGTAAGATTGATCGGCTTATGGAGCAGCACAAGTGAAAAAACTCAAAAAATTTAAGCGCTACGCCGAAGGCGGTGCCCTCGGAGCCGGTGAAGGTGATCCGTTTTCTTACACGGATTTCAGCGACCGCGCTCGTAGTTTGCGCAAGCCGTCTGAAGCTGCTCCGATTGATCGGTCGCGGGATGTTGAAACTGCTTCTGTAAAACCACCCAAGATTACGGAATCTAGACTCCCTGAATCCGTAAAACCGGAAAAAGAAACCAAAGCTGAAGAAAAAGAACCCGTTAAAGAAAGCGGCCCAGCTAGTTTTGATTACGAACCCCAGCGACCATATAACCAAGCTCTTGAAGATGCTAAAGAGCAAGGGCGTCGCGCACGGGATGCGTTCAAACCTGCTAAACCTGCCGCTGTTAAACCCGCTGCTCCCAAGCCCGAGAAAGACGTTAAGTATAGTGGCGATGCTATTAATGTCAGTTCCGGTGCATCTGGGTTTCCAATGACGCCTTCTCCGTCTGATAGGGAAGCTAAAAATAAAGCTGAAATTGAGCGGCTGAAGAAAGAAGGTAGCGGTGCTGTTGAACAGACCATGGAAGGCCCTCTTGAAGCTGGGCTATTTGGATTGATGGGGGGTATTCCTTCCAAAGTCCGTGCTGGTATCGGTCTGGCTAAAAAAGCCTACAACGAATTTACCAAACCTGAACCCAAAGCAGCGCCCAAGACTGAACCAAAACTTGAGTCAAAGCCAGAGCCCAAACAGGGCCAGCTTTTTGATGAAGCAGGTCAACCTACTCCGGCAGCGCTTGGTAAACCCGCGCCCAAAGAAGCTCCTAAAGCTGAACCTAAAGCTGAAACCAAGTCTGGCGCTATTCAGCCTACCGGCAAAGGGCCTTCTGAGGCTGGCCGTAAAGCCATGGAAGGAAGCAAGGGCTCTTTGAAAGACCAAGCCAAGGACGCTATTAATAAGCAACGGGCAGCGGATAAAGATCCTCGCGGCGCACTTTCTACTGAAACCAAGTCTGGTGCGATTCAACCGACTGGCAAGGGGCCTTCTGAGGCTGGTAGAAAGTTGATGCAAGAGTCTGGCCGGGGCAAGCCGCAGACTATGAAAGAGAAGGCGATTGAGGAAGTCAATGCTTCCCGTGCCGCAACTAAAGACTCACGCGGTCCAGTTTCAGAGACTAAAGGGACTATTAAGCCGACCTACAAAGGTCCGTCTCAAGCTGGCAGAGAGATGATGGAGAACGCTGGTAAAGGTAAGGCCACTGGACCACAACGCTCCTCATTGAAAGACCAAGCCATAGATGCTATTAACAAACAACGGGCGTCAGATAAAGATTCGCGCGGCCCTCTCATGGAAGGTTCGCGCCCTGCACGACCAGAGCCTAAACCAATCAAACCTACCGGTGCAGGACCATCCGAAGCTGGTAGGAAATTGATGGAGCGCACTAACAACCGTAGTTCGACTATCTTAGAACATGAACGCAATCCCAACCTTGCTATGCAAGAATATATTTCTGGGCGGGATGCGGCTCGTACCCGCGCACGGGATCTGCCAGATGACGGGTTGTCTACCACACGGTACGCCAACAAAAAAGGCGGCAAGATCCCAGCCTTTAAGAAAGGCGGTTTGGTTAGTCGCGGTGACGGTTGCGCCCAGCGTGGCAAGACTAAAGGTAGGATGGTGTAATGCCTAGCCATAGCAAAAAGCAGCACAACTTCATGGAGGCGATTGCTCACTCGCCTTCGTTTGCTAAAAAAGTTCACATCCCCCAGTCCGTAGGTAAAGACTACGCAGAAGCTGACAAAGGTCGCAAATTCTCCAAAGGTGGCGAAATGAAACGTATGGCTGAAGGTGGGATGTCTGAAAAAGACATGAAAGAGAACGAAGAGTATAGGAAAAAACCTGAATACTATGGTTATGAAGACTATACCCCATCGGGTCGTGCCGCAATAAGGCACTACAATGACGTAAACAGCGATAATCCTAAAGATTATGTTAAGCAAAAATACAGCATTCCTTATGACCCTGTAGCTGCAAAGAAAGCACAGGCTGTACAGCGGGAAGTAATGAACGAAGGTCGACGCGAAACTCGCGGAACCGTACCCGCTGCGGCACTTAAAAAAGGTGGCTCAATTGACGGTTGCGCCATGCGTGGCAAGACCCGGCTCAAACGCGGCGGGATGTGCTGATGTTATCTAGCCGTGGCATGGGTAAAATTGACCCGTCTAAAATGCCGGGTAAGAAGACGATCACCCGCAAGGATGATCCGAATCAGGTAGCCATGTACGCTGAAGGTGGGCACGTCAACGAAGCGGGCAACTACACAAAGCCCAGTCTTCGTAAGCGGATTGTGTCTCAAGTGAAGGCTGCGGCGACTCAGGGTACTGGGGCGGGTCAGTGGTCTGCTCGCAAAGCTCAGCTTGTCGCTAAGAAATACAAGGCGGCTGGTGGGGGGTACAGAGATTGAAACCTCCGCAGCAGTCCCTTAAAGACTGGGGTGACCAGAAGTGGCGCACCAAGAGCGGTAAACCGTCAAGCAAGACTGGCGAGCGGTACTTGCCGGAAGATGCAATTAAGAGTTTGAGTCCGTCCGAGTACGCCGCAACTACCAAAGCTAAACGAGCAGGTAAGGCGGCAGGGAAGCAGTTTGTAGCGCAGCCCAAGTCAATAGCCAAGAAAACAGCTAGGTTTAGATAATGACAGTCTCTGGGGTCGCCAACTTTGACATGAACTTCACGGAACTCGCTGAAGAAGCGTTTGAACGTGCAGGGCGTGAGATGCGTTCCGGTTATGACCTTCGGACGGCGCGACGCAGTACCAATATTATGATGGCCGAGTGGGCCAACCGTGGCATTAATATGTGGACGATTGAGCAGGGCTCGATCCCCATGAACACGGGAACTGCTACGTACAACTTGCCTTCCGATACCGTAGACCTGCTTGAACATGTGATCCGTACTGGGGCGGGAAATACTTCTACTCAGGCGGACCTGACTATTACTCGGATTAGCGTCTCAACATACGCTACGATCCCAAACAAACTTAGCCAAGCGCGTCCAATCCAAGTTTGGATTGACCGCAAACAAGCTACTCCGACTATAACCGTTTGGCCCATTCCAGATCAGGGCACAACCGCAGATCCCTATTACACTTTTGTATACTGGCGGTTGCGTCGGATAGACAATATCGACACGGGTAGCAACACGGCTGATGTGAACTTCCGGTTTCTCCCCTGCCTTACCGCAGGGTTGGCTTATTATGTAGCCATGAAGATCCCTGAAGGGGCGCAGCGTCTTGATATGCTGAAGACTGAATATGAGTATCAGTGGCAGTTGGCTGCTTCTGAGGATCGGGAAAAAGCAGCAGATCGTTTTGTACCTAGGCAGTATTTTATCGGTAGCAGCTAATGGGTAATCGGTTCGCCTCTGGCAAGATAGCTATTGCGGAGTGCGACCTGTGCGGATTCCGTTTTAAGCTAAAGGATCTCAAGAAACTAGTAGTCAAGACAAAGTTAGTCAACATCAAGGTCTGCTCTCAGTGCTGGACCCCTGATCAGCCACAGTTGCAATTGGGCATGTACCCAGTTGAAGATCCTCAGGCACTCAGGGAACCACGGAAAGATCTTAGTTACTACCAGTCTGGCATTAACGTGGCAGGGTATCCGTCAGAGGGCAGTAGGATTTTTCAATGGGGTTGGAATCCGGTTGGTGGGTCTAGGGGGTTTGACGATCCTTTGACGCCGAACTACTTGGTTGCAACGACATACGTTGGTACAGTAACGGTCACGACATCATAGGAGTCCGTAATGGACAAGGAAGATCTGGCACAAGATAAAGCTTTGATCAAAAAAGCTTTTAAGCAACATGACTCCCAAGAGCACAAGGGCGGCAAAGGCACGTCTCTGAAGCTCAAAAAGGGTGGCCCAACGACAGATGACCGCATGAAATACGGCAAGAATTTGTCTCGCGCCATGAACCAGCGCTCTGGCGCACGGGGACGGTAATGAAAAATATCAAACCCGCTTCGGCTTATGCTAAGCCTCACACAATGTCGGGCAAGACAGTTAAGATTGAAGAAAATCCCGGCAAACCACAAAACCGCAGCAAGCTCGATGAGTATGACGTGAGCATTGGCGGTGTGAGTAAATCTGCTGGAAATGAGCCGGTAAAAACCTCTGGTATTAAGATGCGGGGAACTGGTGCCGCTACTAAAGGCCTGATGTCTCGGGGCCCAATGGCATGAACTACGCCGATCTG